TAACCGTCAAAAAACCTGACTTCAAATCAATGAAGGCAGAGATAAAAGAACTAACAGTCGCAGCTCAACAAGCGGTGATGCAGTTCGGAGAGTTCTCACCTGAAGCACGGAAGGCAGAAGCGACACTTGCATCTGCTCGTGATAGGATGGAGGATTTCAATGATCGTGTGAAAGCGGTCAATCCCGACAAGTTTGCCCAATTGAACACGGTTGTTTCGGGTGTTGCAAACGGATTCCAAGCGGCACAAGGTGCAATGGCGTTGTTCGGCAATGAGTCAAAGGACTTTGAGAAGACGATGATCAAGTTGCAAGGTGCAATGGCATTGACACAAGGTCTTGAGGGATTAGGGAAAGTTCAACAACAATTTCGTGCAATTTTCACAAGCATTGCTGTTGGTGCAAAGAAAGCATTTGCAGCAATTAGAGCTGGTATCGGGTCAACAGGTATCGGATTGATTCTTGTTGCACTTGGTGCAATCGTTGCTTATTGGGATGAAATCAAAGAGGCGGTAACTGGTGTAGATTCAGAGCAAAAGAAACTTTTGGCAGATGCCAAAGCACAAGAGAAAGTTGAACAAGGCAAACTGGATACGCTAAACGCCCAAGATAATCTCTTAAAACTTCAAGGATTAACCGAAGAAGAAATACTGAAATTAAAAATTCAGCAAACGAGTGCGGTCATCACCCAACTTGAGGCACAATTATCCGCCCAAGAAACGATGAAACAATCGCAGATAGATGCTGCACAAAGAAACCAAGATATTCTCAGAGGGGTGATTCAGTTCTTGTCATATCCTTTGACGCTTTTGTTGATGACAATTGACAAAGTTGGTGAGGCATTGGGTCAAGATTTTGGATTGGAAGAAGCATATTCAAAAGGAGTTGCGAAGATGGTCTTTGACCCAAAAGAAGTTGCAGAAGAAGCGGATGCGGCAATTGCTGAAACCAAGAAACAACTTAACGCACTCAAGAACACAAACGCTGGATATCAACTTTCAATTAACGCCATCCACACGAAAGCCAAAGAGGACAAGAAGAAGAATGATGATGATGCTGCTCAAAAGGAATTAGACCGATTGGCACAATTGGAGGAGGACAAAAAGAAAATGACCAACGATGCTTTGGCAGCAGAAGCATCGGCACGAGATGCGGCAAGACAAAAAGAACTGGCATTGCTTACTGATGAAGGAGAGAGAATTCAGCAAGAATATAGCAACAAATTAGCAGCACTTCAAGACGCAAAAGCGGCAGAGTTAAAAGCGGTCGGTGATAATGCAGCGGCAATTGCTGCCATTGATCAAAAGTATAAGGACTTAGAAGTCGTTGCAACTGCGGAAGTGGATGCAGCAGAACTAAAACTTGCAGAAGAAACGGCAGCAAAGCGAAAAGAAATACTGGATAAAGAAACGGCAGACAAGGCAGATGCCGCAGCCAAAGCACTTGCAGCAGATGAGGCAATGAAGAAATCAAAGCAAGATTTGTTTGATGCATCAGTAGGTTTGGCAAACGCCATCATCGGTCTTGCTGGTGAACAATCAAAGGTCGGCAAGGTACTCGCATTGTCTACAATCGCAGCGGACACGGCAATGAGTATTTCTAATGCAATGACAACTACAACATCACCATCACCTGACAACATTGCCACAGGTGGTATTGCTGGTATTGCAAAATACATCGCACTTGCAGCAATGATTCTGAACAACGCAAAGAGAGCAAAAGATATTTTGAAAGGTGGTCAACCATCTGCATCAGCACCAGCACAAATGAATGGCGGTGGAATGCCACAAATGTCAGCACCGAATATCAGCTCATCACTTCCAGCAGTCAGCGGATTTGATACCAAAGTATTTGTGACTGAAGGTGACATCAGAAGAACAACTGATCGTGTAGATTCCACAAGAAAAGTATCCGTTGTAAAATAACGCTATTTAAGAAAGATGAAACTACCAGTTTACAAATTAGACATCAACGAGTGGGATGAAGAAACAGGTCTTGACTTTGTTTCTCTTGTTGAAGCTCCAGCCATACAAAAGGACTTTCTCGCATTTGCAGAAATCACCCAAAGGTTTGAAATCAAGGATGAAGAAAAACGCATCGTGACGGGTGCTGCGATGATTGCTGATCTACCCATCTATCGCAGGGATGACATTCGTGGTGAATACTATGTGGTATTTGACAAAGAGAGCATCTTCAAGATTGCTAAAAAGTGGGCAAGGTCAAACCAATATAATTCCGTGAATGCTCACCACAAAACACCGATTGCCGATGGCGTGAGTTTATTTGAATCATACATCATTGACCGAGAACGGGGCGTGATGCCACCGATGGGATTTGAAGAAGTTGCCGATGGTTCTTGGTTTGTCAGTTACCTAATTGACAACGAAGATGTGTGGGCAAAAGTAAAGTCAGGCGAGTTCAAAGGATTCTCCGTTGAGGGTGTTTTTGACTTCCCGGCTGATGCTGATGAGCAACTAATTGAGCAGATGAAATCACTCCTTGCCAAATGGAATGGCAAATAAAATTGCAACACTTAAAACAAAAACCTAATTATATAACAAATGAACGCAAAAGAAACACTCAAGGAAATCCGCACGATGTTGGGATTCTCCGAAGAAGAAACCAAAGTTGAGATGGCAACTGCCACTTTGACTGATGGAAGTATTATTGAATGGGAAGGCGAATTGGCTGTAGGTACTGCCGTATTCGTTCAAACTGCCGAAGGAAACATTCCAGCACCCGATGCAACTCACGAAGTTGAAGGTGGATTGTTGGTAACTACCGTTGGTGGTCTTGTGACTGAAATGGTAGAACCTGAAGTTGAGATTGAAGTTGAAGTTGCTGCCGAAGAATTCGCAACAATGACCGCATTCAACGAAGTTGTTGCCAAGATGGAAACTGCCATTGCTGATTTGACTGCAAAGGTTGCAACATTGACTGCATCAAACAACACCCACAAAGAAGCAATGAGCAAAGCAATTGACTTGATTGAGAAAGTTGCTGACTTACCTTCAGAAGAACCCACAAAAACTCCAGTTTCAAACAAGAAGAATGATCAGTTTGAAGCATTGAAAAGATTCAAAAACTCACTAAATAAATAAACTAAAACTATGGCATTTTCAGTCGGATCTCTCGTTAATTACAACAACGAACAATCAACAGATTTGTTGGTTAAAGCATTGTTCAGCGGCAAAACTGCCTCTGCAATGTACGCTGCTAACCAAGTGCAGGTAGGTGTTAAGTCATCTGCTGCCTTGAACATTCTTGCTTCAACTGTATTCTTCCAAGCCGATGGCTGCGGATACAATCCAAGCGGAACAACTACCTTCACACAAAGAAACATCACCGTTGGTGCTGTGAAAGTTGAAGAAACTCTTTGCCCTAAAACTTTGGAAGCAAAGTGGATGCAAACACAAATTATGGCTGGTTCACCAACTATGATTCCTTTTGAGGAGCAAATCGGAAACGAGAAAGCTGCCGTGATTGCACAAACTTTGGAAACTGCAATATGGCAAGGTGATACCACTTCAGGTAACCCTAACATCAACCGTTTTGATGGTTTGTTGAAAATCATCTCTGGTGCATCTCCAACATTGGCAAACGCTGCTCCAACAACTTTCACAACCGTAACATCTGCAAACATTGATGATATCTTAGATCAAATCTATGCAAACATCCCTGCTGCCGTTGCAACTAAAACTGATTTAGTTTGCTTCTTGGGTGTTGATGCTTACAAGTTGATGTTGGTAAACTTGAAGAACGCCAACTTGTTTCACTATGTGGCTGATGCTGCAACTGAAATGCAAATGGTTTATCCTGGTACGAATATGACCTTGATTGCTGTTGGTGGTTTGAACGGAACAAACAAAATTGTTGCCGGTTCATTGTCAAACTTCTTCTTGGGAACTGACCTTGCCAATGAGGAAGAAGATGTAAAGATTTGGTATTCTCAAGATAACGATGAAGTTCGTTTCCGTTTGACTTTTGCTTATGGATGTCAAGTTGCATTCCCAGCTGAAGTTGTTTATTTCACTCTTTAATTTAGAATAGGATGCCTTGTTTATTAACATCAGGATTCACCCTTGATTGCAAAGAAGCAATTGGGGGTATTAAAAGCATCCACCTAATCAGTTGGACTGCATCAAAGTTTACCGTTGTTAGTGGTGTAGTAACTGCAACAACTGTGGTGAGTGGCGATGTATACACTTACGAGCTACCGAAAGCAACCGGGTCAATGACAAACACTACAAATGTTTC